TCTTCTTTTTTCTCTGATTTTTTTACACCAATAAGATCATTGTTTGGTGTTAATATCGATGACTGTTCCTTCATTGTGCTCCTTATCATTTAGCAGGTTAGAGATTTCCTGATGCACTGATTCCAATGCATTGATTTGTCCTATTATATACTTGTAATCTTCCATACTGTCAACCCCTCCGGACGTTACCGAAATTGACAACTGCTCTACTCTTGATTTTAGGAATCTTAAAGTTTTATTTATTACTGTTTCTAATTGCATTATTTCTTTGCTACCTTTCCTGTGTTTTCACCTTTTTTTATAATGTAGTCTTGAGTGCCATTAGCACCTGTTTCTACTTCTTTCTTCAAATACTTAAACAAGTTCATTTCTTTTAACTTCTTTTCAGCATGTTTCTTAAAAGATTCTAATACTTTTGTATCTCTCATTAGCAATTCCACTTTCTAAGTGATTTAGATAATCTATCATCTCCAGTATTATTGCTAGGCTTTTGTCTCTTACGCATCCCCTTCATACGCGCGCAGAAGGACTTACGTCTTTTTGCAGCTTTAGATCCTTTTTTTAATTTTGATGGTTTAGTGGTTACTGCTGTTTTTAATTTAGAACCAGGATTGGCACGTCTATAAGAATCAACACCTTTTTGATTTAAGCCGCCAGATTCTGACTTACCTTCTTTTCTTGTCCACGCTGGACTTCCACCTTTTTTAAAATCTTTTCTCATGCGAATGTTTTTACGTTGGTAGGTTTACCACCGGGATTACCTGCTGATCTCTTTCGTTTGACAGCAGATGCCTTTTGCCCTTTTGTCATCCGTGTGGCTTTTGCAAGTGGGACGCATTTTGGATATTTCCTCTTTGAGCCTTTGCTTCTCCCGCAAGGCTGATACTTCCCGTCTTTCTTCGGTGCTCCAATGTCCACCCATTTCTCCGCTACCCATTGTCTTAATCCACCTTTTGAAAAGTGTGTACGCATTACGAATTCTTTCCGTAAGCATTCCCTTTACCTTTAGTGGCCATCTTACAAACTGAACCAGCGTTTTTATATCCCATTCTATCGTTCATCATTCCGCCACCCATAGCTTTTTTTCTTTTCTTCTTACCACCTGGTGTGACTTTACCTGAACATACTGCTGAACCATACATGTTAGCATATGCTGAGGGATATACCTTGAATTTTCTTTTAGCGGCTGCTTTACCTTTTGCGCAAAGTTTAGCCATTATATAATTTTCTTTTTAGATTTAGTTTTTGGAATCACACCTTTAGCCATTAAAATATCTTTTTGTGTAATTTTACCATCACCAGAATGATCAGGAAATTTAGATCCTTTTTTAAGACCCATTCTTCCACCATCTTTTCTATTTTTTCTTAAAATCTTTTCTGTTTTTTGTAATGATTTAGAACCTGCTTTTCTAAGAGCTTCTTTTAAAGAAGGGTCAACTGAACCTGCTTTTGTAACATAAGCATCTGTAGTTTTTTTAAGTTTATTTAAAGTCTCTTGATTCTTTTTTAAATTACCAACATTAATTTTAGTAGATGAAATAGTTGGTGAAGTTTTAGATCCACCTTTACCTAAATTTTTTAAAAAACTAAATCCTGCTCTTACAAATGATGACATTATTTTTTTCCTCCGTTACGAAAAATTTGTGTACCCTTTATACCATAAATACTCGCCACGACAAGTATCCATAAATTAGTGAACCATGACGGAAGCTGCGAGAACATATCAAAAAATAATTTTACTTTGTCCATCGCTGTTGGATCATCTGATACCACTGCCCACGCCAAAATTAACACGGGCGTGCTTAATATTACAAGAACCGCCTCGTCCTTCCAGTCCGATTGTCTTGCTTCTAATAATTTGCCTTGGTAAGCTTCCTGACCTTGGGCCATTTTTGTGGCATGCATGAGTTGTGCTTCACTCATTGCCATTTTCGTCTTCTGCTTGTTAGCATAAATCTTACTTCCAGCAGAAACGGCTAATTTAATTGCCGATAACCACATAATTTAGTACCAAGTAGCCGGTTTTTTCTTTTCAGCTAGCATTCTTTTCTGCCCTCTAACTTTTTCCTTGTCTCCAGTAGGAATATAGTTGAAAGCACCGTCAGCTGTAGTCTTAGATCTTGGATCTACTTCTATATTCTGACTTGGAACCGCCATTTGTTTTGCTTTTTTATAGTTCATCATAATATTTACCTTTACTAGTTTATATTAGCATTATTTTTTTTTGCAAGACTTACTCCTGCTCTTAATTCTGCTAATTCTTCGTTCTGATCCATCTTATCTTCAGCTAAATCTCTTGCTTGCATCAGTTTTGCTCTATCAAAATCAGCTTTTGTCTGGTCAGCTTCTTTTTTTCGTTCATTTTCCATCGCTCTTAGGTCAACTTCACGTGCTTTTAGCTTTAATAGTGGGTCTGAATCAAATTGTGAAGTGATTTTGTTCTCTTCTTTCATAAATTCTTCAGTCATTTCAGCAATCAACACTGATTTTCTTGCTTCAATTTGGTTTGTGATGTCTTGAACTTGTGCTTGTATCTGTGGATTTGTTACTGCTTGTTGTTGCATCATCTGTAATTGCATCATTTGCTCTCTAAACTCTAATTGAACTTGTTCTTGAGCCATAATTGAGATGTGTTCCAATATATTTTTTTGTATTGATGCCATAATAGCAGGATTATTTCTAACCATGTTAGTTGACATAAAGTTTAAGTGAGCTGTAATGTGTGCTCTGTGGTCTTGACCAGGAAAAGCTTGGAAAGGTTTTCCACCTAAAGCATTTATATGTTCCATACTCGGATCTATCGGTGCATTTGGCGCCGGTGGAGGTAACACTGCATCGACATCTTTAACACCAATCGCATTATACATGTTTCTATAGATTTGATACATGTTGTGTAACTGTGGATTTGATGTTGCAATTTGTAATTGAGTTTGAGCCAATGTAATTCTTTGAGACATTGAGAATATATTAGGATCCGCAACTGGTACTACATCTATTCTATCATCAAAATCAGCTTGTTTAATATTTCTTGCACCACCTACAACGTCATATGGGTATTCTGGTGGTAAGTATTGTGAAACTATTTTACCTAATAATTTAAATTCTTGCTTCATTGCTGCGTAACATCTTTTGTGAATTGCAGACATAACACGTGAACCACGTTCAAGAAGTGCAACTGTAGTTCCAACTGCAGCGCCTTGATTACCATCACCCACTTGCATATCAGCAATAGCCGCGAATCTTTGACCAGCTTGTACAACAACTCCTAATAAGTTTAATAATGTTGGACTTGGTTCTTTGTATGGTAATGGAAAGAAAGCATCTCTTAAATTACCACCTGGTGCATCTACATCTTTAAATTCACCTGGTTGAATTGGTGATGCTTCATCTCTAACTCTAACACCACGTTGCTTAAATCCTGCAGGTAGGTTTGATAAAGTTCCCGCATCTAATAATTGACGGAGAGCAGCCGTTGCGGTTCTGCTCAATCCGCCAATCATGTGAATTAACCCAAAGCCATAAAATCCTAGTCCTGGCAGAAATTTGAAGTGGACAAAATATTGGATCTTACTTTTCTTTAGATCATCGGGCGCATAGTTTCGTCTAATAGACAAAACTTTCCTACTACCTTCTTCGACTGTAACGAGGTAAGGTAATTTTATTCCTGTTGGTTCACCATCTGCTCCAACATCTTCAAAACCTTCTAAGTCTAAATTAACATGACACTCTAACAAAGTATAAACAGGTTCATTTTTACCTGTCTTCTTAGTTCCTTCTAGTTCACGTTCTTTTTTAGATAGTTCTCCATTAGTATCTGTACCTGGAGGACCTAACTCTACATCACTGTAGAATCCATTGACTTGTTGTTTTCTTAATTCGTTTTCTGAAATTTTCACGGTATGAATAACTGCTTCCGCATCGTCTAATGAGGTAGCTGTGTACGGAACAATTAATTCATCCGCTGGTACAAACTTTGATACCACTCTTCCAAGTGGCACATCGTAGTAAACTTTTTTAAATGTAGATCCAGCTAGTGGTAAATGAAATAACATAGAATCAAATTCTGATTCATATTCTTTCATCGTGTCCATGATTAAATAATTCATATAATCTTTAACACGTTGTGCTTGCTGTTCTGTTGCAGGATTTTTAACTCCTATAACTTGTGTTCTAACAGGACCATCGCTTGGTAATAATTCTTTATAAGCTTGAGCTTGAAACTGAGTTACTGCTTCTGCAAGAACTGGGTGTGTTGCACCTGAAGCTCCTTGAAACGGTTCAGTTCTATTTTCATATTTGAAA